ATCTACCGAGTGGAATGCAAACCACACAACTGCCACGGGCAACCCGTATCAGATTGGCGACCGTGTTTGGTATAACGGCAGCGTATATGCTTGCATCGCTAACAATGACGGCATTAATCCTAGCAATCCATCGTACTGGACTTTACAGGCTGCGGGTTATCGCTTGCGTCAAACGCCCGTGGATTGGAATGCATCAAGTGGGGACTATCAAGTACTCAATAAGCCATTTATACCTGTCAACATTGATGACCTTGGAGATGTATATGTAAATAGTCCTCAAGATGGGGACATACTCGTATATTTTACAACAGGTAATGAGTGGAAAAACCAACCCGCACCGAGCGGTTCAGGTACGGTTACAAGTGTCGGTTTATTAGTACCTGCTCCAGGTGTACCAGCGTTTAGCGTATCGGGCAGTCCTGTGACTACATCAGGCACATTGCAATTAAATGCACTTGGATTAACCACTGATTACATAGACGGCACAGGTGCATTGCAACCATTTCCAAATGTGCCAAAGTTCTTGTCTGATTTAATTACAGGCACAGCACCTTCACAATTGCTGCAATGGAATGGCTCTGCATGGGTAGTGATTAGCATGCTTGCGCTTGATGATTTGAAAGATGTAAACGCACCCGCGCCTACTAACGGGCAAGTGCTAGCATATAACACAGGCACTAGCAAATGGGAAGCGGTTACATTAGCTGCAGGTGGCACGGTAACATCGGTAGGTCTTACCATGCCCGCACCAACAAATGCAGCATTTAGCGTAACAGGTTCGCCCGTTACCACATCAGGTACGCTAACAGTTGGCGCAAACGGCACAGTAGATCAGTACATAGATGGAACGGGTGCGCTGCGTACTCTACCCTCAACAGGTGGTGGTGGTGGTCAGGTGTTCTATTTTAATGGTAACGTATCACAGGGTACAATAGGTGGCAACTCATACTATGAGTTAGGCACAGCCGCCAACACAGGACCAGCGGCAAACTTTACTGCATCGGTTACAGGTGCAATTGCTCGCTTCATTACTGATGTAGGCTCACCTAACCACGTTCTCATTCCTGCAGGTGTGTGGACTATAGATGTGTATTTAAGTGAAGCAGGCGGGGGTTCTAACCATGCCCAAATACTTGCTAAGCTATACACGTACAACGGTAGCACGTTTACATTGGTTGCTACTTCCACAATGGAAGAAATCACAAACGGCAACGTGCCTGATTTGTATAGCTTCACTATTTCAGTGCCTACCACTGTGACGGCTGCAACCGACCGTATACACATTGAGTTTGATATTCAAAACACAAACGGCAAAACCGTAACGCTTTACACCGAGGACGGGCGCATAGGTGAAGTGCATACTACCTACGCAATCGGTATAAGCTCGCTAAATGGCTTGACTGAAAGCACACAAAACTTTGCAGTTGGTACAGCCGGGACTGACTTTGCAATAAGTAGCGCAGCAAGTACCCACACGTTCAACCTACCTACAGCCAGTGCGGCAAATCGTGGCGCATTGAGTAGCGCAGATTGGTCTACTTTCAATGGTAAGCTAACAGGCAACGCCCCGATAACGGGTGCAACGAATACCAAAATAACATACGATAGCAAGGGACTTGTAACAGCGGGTACATCACTCGCAGCGGGTGATATGCCAACGGGTATAGACGCGGCTAACATCGGAAGTGGTTCGGTATCTAATACTGAGTTCGGTTATTTAGATGGTGTGACCAGTGCGATACAAACGCAGATAAACAATCAGAAGGATACTTTTACTATTCGTATGGGTGTGGGCCCTGTTGCCCCTGCAGATAGTACAACCTATTTCATAGGAGAGGGTACACTGGCTTTGTCAACAGTTGCGACTTTGTACGATAATAAGATGGCGTTTGCTTGTAAGTTGGTAGGCGCACAGTTAATGGCTAATAATGGAGCGGGAACTGCTACCAGTGAAGCGTCTACTGTTTCTGTAAGAATTAATAACACAACCGATGTTCTATTATCAAACGCTATTGTCTTCACAGGTGCGCCACCTACATCGACATCGTATACTGTTACGGGATTGTCTCAAACCATTGCGGCTAATGATGAGATCACTATTAAGTGGGTTACTCCTGCATGGGTAACAAACCCAACACAAGCGCAGTTAGTTGCTACACTATATTTTGAAAGAACATGATAAGAAAAGAATACGAATACAAGTTACAAGGTGACGGCACAGATTCATGGACCGTTAGCGAGTACGATGAAAATGATGTTTTAATTGCAAAGTATGTGGTGCTGGAAGACCCGACATTGCAAATAGGCACAGCATTAAAGGCTGTATTATCTGCCAAGCCTGAAGAGATAACACAAATAAAAAGGCTGTTAGGCATTGAATGAGTTTGAGCAATTACTAAACGAATACGCGGCTACCGTTGTGGAGCGTGCGCAATCCAACCTGCGCATTAAACGTAGGGTGCGTGGTAAGACGGTTAACCGTGTGGCATCGGGCAGGTTACTAAACTCGTTAACTTATAAGTTACGTTTGCGCTATAACAAACCTACGATAGACTTTACAGTTGACAATGACGAGGTAGGCAAGTATGCAGATGTGATTGAGTTTGGCCGCAAACCTTATCCGGGACAACCTAACAAAAGACCGCCCTATAAAGACATCATGAAGTGGATAAAACTGAAGCCACTAAAACTGCGCAACAGACAGGGTGAATTTATTAAGGCAACGGAAACAAATATTAAGAGCGCGGCTATAGCCATTGCAACAAGCATAGGTGAGAAGGGTATTGAGGGTATTAACTACTACAGCGAGGCAATAGACGATACATGGGACGAATACAAAGACAAGCTAATGGATAGCTACATAAAAAGTATTGAGAATCGATTACTGTTAAACAAAAGATAAATGGCAATAACTATAAATGACCAGCCATACAATTGGGCGGTACGGGGTCAAAAGCTAATGATCATTGCAACGAGTACGGAGACTGCGCAAATCGGTTTTCGTTATGGCATAGAGGTCATTATTGAGGGCAAGACGTACAACTTCTATGTACCCGCTGCGCCCGATAATAAGCTATACTTTGACCTTGCGCCCCTTGTGGATGATATGCGCAACGTGTTAGGACCAAATGCACACTATCAAACGGATGATACGGTTGATGATAACAGTAAACTAGATTTAAGTTTTACGCTAAGCGAATGGTGGACAGTGGCAGGTGTGTTAACCGAAGCAGAAGGTAGTGAGATATCAGGTACTGAGAAGATAGTTATTAATGGCTACTATCAAGTCATAGACGGTTACAAACCAAACGTGCAAACAGGTAGTAACAAGGTTAAATACTCGCTAACATCTACAACGAGTCTACCGATGTCGGATAGATTTGAGGGCATGCACACTAACCCGCTCGCTAGTACTTGGGGATTTGGTCCATCGGCTAACGCTGTTTGGATTCCTGTATTTGAAACAGACTACGGTTTGCTATCGATACCCGGCAATGACACCTATTTGACGAATAACACGGTGAACACTTACAAGATTACGATGTACCCAGCGGTGGGCGCACCTACTACGGTTACATTGAATCTAAACGCCTACGACATTGAAGGTCTGCCCGTGTACCCTGCCAACCTAAACGACTACACAGCACTTGCTGTAAAGCCTTCGCTGTTTCCTAACTGGCGTTGTTATCAGGTCACGGTGTTTAATACAGCCACACAAAAGACTGAGCCGTTTCTTTTTTACAATGCAGCAGTATACGGCCAACACGATTGCCACTATTATAACATGCGCCTCGCGTGGGTCAATAGCCGTGGTGGATGGGACTATTTCAACTTCATTAAAAAGTCAGAGACAACGGATGAGATTGATCGTAAGAAGTTCCGCAAGGTTTTGTTTAATGGCACGACTACGGTATTCAGTGCAACCGATAGAGGCTTGCAAGAAAGGCGCAACCTTGTACAACAGGTCATAACAATAACATCCGATTTTATCAGTGAAGGCGAGTTTAAGTTCCTTCGCTCGTTGCTTGTGAGCAATCAGGTAGAATGGTTGACAGAAGATGCAGGTAAACCCATCAACATACCCGTGAACATAGATGATACCTCGTATGTGGAAAAGAACACACGCGACGGCAAGCTGTACAATGTAACTTTAAAGATGCGAATAGCAAACGAATACTGGACATAACATGAACGGAGAAGTACAACTAATAGTTAGAGTACCCGGCACAGCACCAAGTGGTGTTGTATTGGCTACTGAATCGGGTGTAATAAATGATAGCGTTAACCCTCAAGAGGTTTTTAGTTATCCAAATGACATGAGCGCATATGTTGGTGGCTATGTTCAAATACAAAGTTTAACATATGGTGATTTAGGTACTTTTTTTATTAGCGCAGTTACAATAGATAATCCTGCCTTTTCCTACATTAGTCCAACCAATACGCAGATATTTACAACCGCTCCTTGGAACTTTAGTGTCGGTGGTGCTGACTTACCGAACTTTAACTATATGGCGGCTGTGCCTTCAACGACAGAGCACTATCTTGATTTATTCGAAAATGAAAGTATAAGTCAGAACTGGAAATTTCAAGACCTTAGTAACTTTACCTCACAGGGTGCGTTCAGTCGTGAGTTTCGTGTGCCTTATAGCTTTAAAAATCAGCAAGCATTAGGTGCGCTATTCGATGTAAACGTAACAGCTGGGACTGAGAATTATTTTCACTACAAACTACCTGCTGAGATTCGTGTGGATACCCTGCCCATCGCTACGGGTTATGTTCGTGTGCGCAAAGTATACAAGCAACAGAACAGAATTAACGAGGTAGAGTTAGCATTCTATGCTGAGACTCCTGACCTCGTGCGTAACATCGGAGAAAAAAAGCTCGCAGATATTGCAGCATTGAGCACACTTAATGAAACGTGCAGCTACGATAACGTCACCAATCCAAATGCAGATAGAACATGGTCCATATTAGATCGTGGTCAACTATGGAGTGACAACGGCGAAGCTAATACACGACCATTACAAGACCCAACTTTACCTGTTTATCCTGCTGACTTAACACCCGCTGTTAATTGGTGGTGGCTATTTGAGAACATTGTAAGTGAGGCTGGGTTTGAATTGTCGGCAGGAAGTTTACAGTCTATTATGTCGCCCTACTTTATGCCGTGGTGTAACACGCGCTATCTACACGGTAGCGACACTACAGGTTCCTTTGGATTTAAAGCCATATTAAGCGCACCATTTGTTACAAACGGTTATATACCCTTTGACTCGGAGGTTTACGATAATCAGGGGGATTACAATAACGCTACATACACCTACACTGCACCCGCAAGTGGTATCTATAATTTCAATCTTTCCTTTACCGTAAACATCACAGGTACAAGTGCCCGTGTCTTTATTCAGGCAATAGTAAACGGTAGCACTGTAATCAACGTAATAGATACACAGTTTTTTACAGGGGCAAATACATGGTCTTTTAATCACGCGGTCACCTTAAATCCGGGTGATACTATTACATGGTTTACCTTTAAGCAAGGTGTAGGCACTGCCACATTTGATACAAATAGTTCTGTTCAGTTAGCCATTGCGCACCTTAACTATTCACAGACTATATTTTATAATTTGAATGCACCCGACATGAAGCAGATAGACTTTGTGACGGATGTAATCAAAATGCACAACTGTGCTATTGTCCCAGATAGGGCAATACCCAACAAGATATATATAGTTCCACAGATTTATTATTTGGGAAGTGGTGACACACTAGACTGGACACCAAAACTAGACATAAGCAAAGACATCGTACTCGGTAGCACAACCGATTTGCAGAAAGGTAAGTTTCAATTTACCTATACGGCAGGGGATGATATACTGTCTAAGCAATACAGAAACTTGGAGCGCATATATGGGGATTATGAAGCAATAGGATATACAGTAAATCCGAATACTTCGCCTAGCGACTTTGCTATAGGAGAACAAAAGATACAACTTGTAACACGCTCAACACCGTCGGGAGTGGTTAACGGTAGCGGCTATGTAATTCCTATGTTTTTAAATGAGTCGTTACAGTTTGTTATACCCGGTCCTCGTTGTTTATTTGAGGCCGCGTTATGGCGTGTGCAGTTATATGATGATAGCACTAGCACAGTAAATTATATACTGGTCAAGGCACTCAATAATTATAGTTCGGTATATGCGGATTTTGATGATGAGGATTTGAACTGGGCACCTGAAACGCCCCCGCACTTTATCACAGCCAATCCATACAATAACTTATTCAACAGATACTGGAGACAGTACATGAATGCGCTGTATTCGCCTGAAGGTAGAATAATGGAAGCATCTTTTGCGCTTGATCTAAAGGATATACTCACATTTAAGTTTAGCGATAAGATTTGGATTCAGGATAGCTATTGGCGCATACTTGAAATTACCGATTACAAGGTTGGTGATTACGAGAGTACAAAGGTTAAGCTCCTGAAGCTTGTTGAGGAAGCAGAGGACTGCAGCGGAACTCCAGTATCAATTAGCATAAACGGTGAAGTGAACTTTGAGGATGCAGATTATAACCCTATTGCTCCAACACAAGACTGTTGTTCGCGTTATGGCTACACATGGGACGAGGATTTAGGTATATGCTGGGCAAACGTGCCAACAGGTGACAGACCTAATCCACCCACATCGGGTACTGCTACCAATCCTGCACCTCGTAAAGTTGCAGTTCAAACGCGCAATGCCCAAATAACAAATAGTGTTATTAATGGCGAGGCCGTCACTCTTGAAAATGGTAATAAGGATATGCTAGCCGTGGGTGAAAACCTTACACTAACGAAAGATGTGCAGGGTAGCAATATACTTGGCAAGAACGTGTACACGAATCTACCCGGTATACATGTAGGCGGTGGCTATCGTGACGGCCTAGTAGGTACTAGCTACGCAGGATGGGCACAGTTTGGGCAATTCGTGCTGCAGAAAAAGTTTAACGTAGCTACTTCAGGAGATGTATTTGACTTGGATATTGAAGGCGTGGCGGGTGAGTATATTAATATGGATGATGACACGGCCTGGAGCGTTGTGATGAACGTTACAATTAAAGACACGTTAGGAGGGGTTGAAACATCACTGCATCATTTTACACTTGACAAGTATGCAGCTGCTGCTAATGCCAGCGCAATAACTACATTGGACACGATAGGGGCAATAGGCACTAATGTGTTTACCTTCGGGATTGACACGGCAACGAATACAGCAGAGCATCGCATTAATGTAACCGTAACAGGTGGCACTTACCCTGATGATTTTGTAGTAGCCGCGAACATACAATACCAACAATTGAAACTTTCATAAAATGGACAACATCAAAAACTCATTGCGCTATTTGCAGCTCGGCATTAAGACCTTACCACAGCACGTATACTCACTTCGTCCGTGGCAGCGTGCTTTGTGGTTTGTGACCCTGTATATATGGCGCACGTTTCTTTTTTTTACTATAATTTACCTAATCGCTAAACTAATCTACTAATGGCTGAACCTATTGTACGGAGTTTTGTAATTGACACCACACAGGCAGAGCAAAACCTGCAAAGCCTTGATGCTACCACTACTGCAACAAACGCTGCGCTGGATACATTATACAATCAACTCATTAGCCTCGATGCACAGTTGCAGAAACTTGACCCGAATAGTCAAGCCTTTGCTGAGGTGAATACCCAAATACAGCAATTAGAAACTACCATTACAGGTATTGAAACGGGCAAAATTGATGACATTGGTAAGGCTATTGAGAGCATTGACGCGGGCAATGCAGCGCAAAGCATAGAGCAGGTAGGTGATGCAGTGCAGCAGGTTGTAACACCCGTGAATGATTTGGCTAATGCTACGGATCAACTGAATGCTGAACTAAAGGAGATACCAAAAGAGGTTGTACCAGATGAGATAGTACCGCCCGATTTAATCCCAACTCCTGTAATTGAAAATGCAAAGTCATTAAAACAACAGCTAAAAGAATTACAAGCACAGCTTGCAGCGACTGACCCCGATTCGGCTAAGTATAGAGAACTTGCAGCAGCAGCGGGTGAACTGAAGGATAAAATACAAGATGCAGCACAGGCCGTAGGCACACAGGCGGGTGGTGCATTCGAGCGTGTAGGCGGTTCGCTAGGTTTAGTTACATCACGTATTGCAAACCTTGACTTTGAAGGTGCAGCAGAGGGTGCAAAGTTACTTGCACAAAACATCACACAGATTAAGCCGGGTGATATAGCCAAAGGTATTCAAGGCATCGGTAGCGCATTTGCATCTATTGGTAAGGCGTTACTGACTAATCCTATTTTCTTGATAGGTGCAGCCATTGCCGCTGCTATTGTGTATGCTGAGGAACTGTTGAGTCTTATCGACGGTGTGACCGATGCAGAACAGAAGGCGTTAAA